AACGAGAAAGAATCTCACGAGCTGTTTTGTCTTTATTAGCCAATATCGCAACATTTTTATCGGCTTGAAAAATCGTATACCAAAGAATATAAGCAGCTGCAGTGGTTGTTTTACCAGCTTGCCGTGATTCCATAATGATAACACGGCGTTCTTTATGTATTAAATTAATTTTTTCTTTTTGGCAATCATAAAGTTTAAACTGTTGAATGCCATGATCGAGTGTAATTATATAACAATAATTATCAATGAAATAAATTGGGTCTTCTATGCATTTTTTATATTCTAAAACATTTTCTTCAGTAAATGGTATAGAGATTCCAATTTTTTTAAGATTGGAATTTCCAAGATAAGTGTCAATCATTACTTAATGATGCTACGAAGCATCCATGCGTGTTTGTTATGAACATCAATACGGCCTGCAAGAAAATCTGCAAGCCCTTGTTTGTCAAATTGAGTAGCAAGTTTGAAGGCCATGTTTAAAGTTGACAAAACAATCATATTATCAGTTAATAATTTAGCTGCCATTTCACGAGCCATAGGAACATTTAATTCGTCTTGTATGTCAGTTAGCTCCATGAATCGACTAAAAGAACCTGGAGCATAGGCATCTAGAGATCGGATTTCTTCGGCGATTGGATCAACAGCATCATGTAATTCTTCATATAATTTACCGAAAAAATCATGATATTGGGGGAAATTAATACCTTCTACATTCCAATGATAATTGTGTGCCTTTAAGTACAAAGCAAAAGTTTCAGCAAGAACTTTTCGCATCATTTCTATGAGTGTTTCCATTTTTATGCCTTATTTGTTTTTAAAAGTTTCATTAAATCTGCTGTCGAACCCACAAAAACAGCTTTGTCAATGTTTACATCTTTCAACCCACCTTTGTCTATAATGAGGTCTTTTTTACGTTTTTGAATTTCAAGTAAATCTTTATTTAAATCAGACAAATTTTTAATTAAGTTTGCCGCCACCTCATAGGCTCTTGGTGATTCAGAGTGTTTTGCAACCATTAATAATTCATCAATGGCATAATTGCCTTTTTGTAATAAATCACGAATGTTTTTACGAGCAAACTCTGCATCAGAATCGACAGGGTTAGTTTCAGAAACAATAACTGTTTCAAGTTTAGGTTCTTCTATTTTAATTGGTTCAACTTCAAATAACTCCGATAATTTTTCATTTATTTTTTTCATACTGTATTAGGCCAATTGGTAATCGTTTCAATAAATCCAAACTCATCATCAGGTAGTGCGTTTGACGGATCTGGTGTGGTAACTATTGCTGTTTGTTTAAGTGCCGTATTTTCTACGGTTGATATAGTGAATGATGCGTTACTTATATCACCAATGACCACATCACCAACCTCAAGTAATTTGTTTAGACTTGTGGCTATAAGTGTACCTGTGTTACTGTTACTAAAATATAGAACACGACCAGAAACTAGCGTATCATCCACACGAATGGTTTCTGATTGTAGATATTGTCCTGTACCGTTGGCATAATCAACATACACTACTTGACCATCTAAACTTTGAGGTTCATAGTAAATATTCGTGTTTGCTTGACGTATGATTTCACCAGACTTAATTGGTGGCCAAATATAACCTTTTACCGTAAATGATAAGTCCCACATAATTGTTCTTGTGGTAGACATATCGCCCTCATAATCTACACTCGATGTTACAGAATTAAGTATAACAGGCAAATCATATTTTTGATCCATTGGAGGAATAAAATCTACCGTAACTGTAAAATCTGGTGTAAAAAATGGAAGTATTTGTTCAAGTATTTGTGTTCCGTCTTCGGTATTTCTTACATAGATGGATAATGAAAACTCAAAGTTGTATGGCACTGGAGCAAATTGTGTTTTAACTGCTGTTGATGTATTTGCTGAAAAATTACGAATCGTTGACATTTGCTTACGAGTTGGGTCATAAGACAAACTATCAAGGTTAAATGAAATTCTAGGTAGAGTTATAGCAATTGATTTCGTCAGTGTTGGGTCGGAAGTAATCAATGTCAAGTATTTTTCTTTTGCACCATAAGACAAAGGTACTTTAAACTTCTCTTTGTTTACTCCAGCAGATGTGGCTCTAGTTACAATTAGGTCATTAAACGTTGTACCAAATGCTACAACGACCTTTCGTATTGTGCGATGGCTAAAAAAATCGTTACCTAACATTATGATTCGCCAAATGGGTTAGTTTCGGTCCAATCAAGTATCGCATCAGCTTCACCTTCAATACGATTATTATCAACAATGTCTTCAAAGGCATCATTCATAGTTGCAGTATCAGAAATTACATTGGCCATCCAAGTAGCACCACTAGTTACACCAATTACGTTTGCAGTGGTGAAATTGCCTTGAACACGAATAATTTGAACATGCTTACTTGCGCTCACTAAATCAAAACTTTCAACAATGGCTTGTGAGTTAGCATTTGCAAGGCTAGTGCCTTGATAAACAATTTCGCCGTTTGAATAATAACCAGATCCGGTTGTCAATGTAATTTTAGTGCGAAAATAATTATCACGAATTTGTTCATCAATTTCAGCCACACCAGTTTCAACAATTTCATTTGAAAATACAAATTGTTTTAATTTTATAGCATACACATAAACATTACCACCACGACCGCGACCAAGTGTGTAAAACATTGCTTGGTCATTTTCACTCTCAACAAAAGTAATTTCAAAAAAATTTTTCATAAGAGGAACATAAACTAAATCCCCCTCCCTTGGTCTTATTAATTGACTTACTCTTGTTGCATACTTAAATCGTTTGCGAGATACCAACAAAGATAATTCATCACGAATTTCAAGGCCAAATTTGGAAATAAAATCACCTTCACCATCCATACCAGTTACGTTTTCGAGGTACATTTCAATAGGGTGTGCTGTTTTATATTCTTTTAATGTATCTTCACCATAAATGTAATCAATTTCATTGCCGGTTCTGACAGTTCTAGGGAGGTAATAAACATCCATGCCATAAATTTGCATAGCTTCAATGACCAAATCTTCAACAAGCAGTTGCTCACTTGTTATTTGGTTTTTGGGAAAATGATTGAAAAATAGGTTAGTGGGCACAAATTATCCTATGAAAATTTCGCTAGGCATACTTGTGGCATTATACATTTGTTCTTCAAGGTTTTTAATTTCTTCGATAGCTTCATCATAAATTTGTTGACCATTTAGTGTGATGCCGCCGGGCATTTGTATACCACCAAACTTTTTGAGGTTGGAACCCCATTGCATTTTGATTTTAGCAGTAGCATAAGCCTTTAGAAAACGATTATCCCAAACATCAGTGAGACCTGAAACTGTCATTGTAGCTGCAGCATTTGTTGCAGCTGCGGCCGTGGTTAAAGTAACACTGGTTGGTGAAATAATTTTACTGACTTGTAATGATTCAGAACCAAAAGTTACAAAATCATTTTCTACAATTTCTTGGTCGAACCTTGTGCCTGTTCCAGTAACCGCTGTGTTGCCGGATGTAAGTGCGGCTGTACCTGTAAGACTAACTGTTTCAGGAATCATTTTACGATAACATTCAACAATTACATAGTCGCCAACTTCAACATCTCTGGTCCAATCTATATCTAAAAATACTTTGTTTTGTACACGATTAAAACGAAATTGTGGTGTTCCAGAAAAAAGAAGGTTCAAAGATTGTATGTGTTGCATAGTGATTTCATATGACACATACGAAACTGAAGTGAAATCATATAAATCGTGTAGCCTTAGTTGATACCTAAGGTCAAACATATTAATTGAAGAATTGGAATCATCGAAACGAAGGACACCGGTCACAAAAAGTACCGCATCTGGACAATAAATCCAACGGCGATCAATATCAGTTTGTGTGATTTGATGTTTCATGAAGAGTTTTTCTGTACCATCATAGTGATAATCATAGAAAAAACTCAGTGCATCATCAATTCTATCATCGATTTGGTCATCATCAACATTAATGTCAATGACTGGAAACCCCAACCTTCTAAGGCAGTAATCTCGGAATTGTGTTCTTGTTAATGGAGCGGCCATGAGAAATCCTTATTTATAGTGTATTTATCTTACAAATGCCTTAGAACTTCTGCCGGTTTGACAAAGGCCTCCTCTCTATATACACATTGTTCCCACCACCAAAATTGTTTTTCTCGTAAATAAGAACGACTTTTAAGTAAATTTATATTTTCTGGATGGCCAAATATCAAAGGGTCTGATTGGCCAAAAAGCACAATACCTGGTTTACCACAGTCCCAAGCTAAATGTTGAAAGAAACTATCGACAGAAATCCATGTTCGACATTTGGAAATAAGGTCACGAAGTTCGGGTATCGATAGGTTTTTATGAAATTCTTCTACAAGTTGTTTTTCATCATTAGTTCCAACTTGAATAATTGGTTCTTTAATTAATTTTATTAATTCTTTCCAATATGGGTAATTTTTAGGGTTGTTTTGACCATTGCGAAGTGGTTTTGAATATGGAGAAATAATTATCATGGCACAATATACATCTTTCTAAATGCGTTTTCTAATGAATCTTTCCAGTTCCATTGATCCATTTTTCTGTAGATGTTAAACTGATCTATATCGCCAAATAATTCTATGGCTTCAGCAATGCTACGGCCTGGCACAATGTTCGGATAACAAGAAAAAATTTCTGGATTTTTTATATCTTTTAATACATGAGAAAAAATAATATGATCGCCCATTCCATTATCTAACACAACAATTGTCTTATCTTTAAGTTGTAAAAAGTTTCTAAAAATCCGATCATCACTATCAAACATTTCTTTTGTATTTGTTCTCACGCCACCGGATTGATTTTTAAGATGCCATATTATAGCATTTGGAACAACAAGTAATTTATAGCCTTTTTGTTTTAGTCCAAATGTAAACAAAGTTTCTTCACGAAATGCAGCTCTCGATAATGAAAGGTTGTAATCTTGTATACCTGCACGGTAAATAAAAGAGCAATGTAAATGGTCAACTTCTTTAATGTGGCGTATCATATCCCATTGAATACTTTGCTCTTCGATGTCCTCAATTTTTCCGGTTGATTGAAGCCCTTTAATATAGGGTGGTGTTAAAACTGAACCACCAACTGCACCAACTTTTGAATTTGTATAAGACATTAAAGTTTCTAGGACATTTGATTCAGCCACTGTATCATCATCTAACCTCCAAACCCATTCATAACCCATGGTATTGGCCATTTGATGATTATGATGTTGACCTTTTTTAGGACCAAAAACTACTTCCCACTTAATATTTTTTTCATCGAGAATTCTAAACAAATATTGATAATGTTGTATACCTCTTAAATCTTTAGGTTCATCGTTATCATCAAACAATACTAATTTATCAGGTAAAAGAGATTGTATAATGACTGACTGGATCGCCATTGGTAGTGTCGTATCGTATCTACCTTTGGTGGAAATAGAACACAATATACTCACTTGAAAGCCTCAACTGTTAAAAATAAATGATGTGTTTCGTTCATTACATACTTAGACGCTGGTCGAACACGGTTTACAATTTTAAACCCTGCCCATCCAAGATTCGTTCTAAGTTGTGTTTCGGTAAATAAAAACTTATGTGTTTGCCCTGGAATCCAAGCATGAGCAAAAAAATGGCCATACAATAAAATTCTCCATTGTTCTATGTCATAACCTGGTATTGGACTGCCTTCGACAAAAGATCGGCAAGTTTCTAAAAAATCTGGCGTTTCGAGGTATAATTTTCCACCAGGTTTTAATACACGATGCCATTCTTTGAGAACTTCTTGTATTTCAAAAAAGTGAAAGTGTTCAATAATGTGGAAGGCCTTGATTTCGTCAATGGAATTATCATCATAGGGTAATTTCTGAACATCAAAACGAACATCACATTTAGCATCTTTGGGAGCATACAAATCAATATTGATATAATCTTCATCATAATCGTGGCCACAAGCCAAATGTAATTTAAGTTGTGGTAATTGTTGGTGTTTCTGCCAAAATAATGGCATTTTTTCACCACCTTTTGAAGCTTGTGACCCATCACGAACCAAATAGCGAGTAGTTATTTCTTCATCTTTATAAAATTTATACCCTCTTGCATCTAATCTAACCCACATATCCCATTCTTCAACACCGTTTAAATTGTTATCGAATTTTTCATAAAGAAAACAACGAGCATTACAAACTACACTTGAAACCCAAATAAAATTATTGTGTCTTAGTTGTTTACCAATAAAAATATGAGGCACAGGAATATTATATGGAAAAACAATCTGACCATCTTCAGTTACAAATTGTGGAGTTGAATAAACAATGTCACAATTTTTAGTTCTTAAATCATCAAGTGCTCTTTGTAAATGATTTGGAAACCAAACATCATCTGAATCTAAAAAGGCCAAATAATTACAACCATCAGCAATCGCTGCGGTGATTGCTTGATTTCTTGCGTGAGCTTGGCCTTTGTTTTCAAGACCTTTCATATAAAAAATTGATCGATTGTTCGTGGCATAATCACGAATAGCTTCCGCAAGGTTATCAGTTGAACAATCATCATAAACATAATGAATTACATCACCTAAATTTTGAGTTTTAACTGAATTGATTGCGTGAAATAAATGTTCGGTGTCATTGTAAACTGGAGTAATCACACCAATTTTTGGATGTTTCATAATTTTTTCTCTTTTCCATTCTTCATTATGTTTTGTGGCCACTTTCAAAGCGTTCTTTAAAAATACAGAACTCCAATTTGGCACTAAAGATTCATCATGTACTGTACCTTCACCAAAATGATATATGGGAAAAGAACCAGTAAAATATTTTCGGTCAAGCTTTATTTTATCAGAAACTTGTATAACTTCAAACCCAGCCGCTTCGGTAAGAATAGAAAACTCCATATCTTCACCCGAACCAATTTCATACTCTTCATTTAGATAACCAATGGTATCAAACACTTTGCGATCAATCATTACACAAAAGAAAACCGCAAAGTCTCGATTCATTACCCTCGAATATTCTTTCACCACACAAGAAATACCACACCTTTCATTTTCAAAAGACGAATCAAGTAAATTTAGCCAGGTATTTTTTTCTTGTTGAAGAAGTTTGGTGTCGTTGTTGAGAAGAATAATTTTATCACAAGATACGGCTTTAATACCTAAGTTGACGGCCTTAGCAAAGCCAAGTGGTTTATCCGACCAAATTGTTTTAAGGTGAATACCCGTATTGGTTTTTAGGCTTTCAAGGTATTCTATTGTATTATCGGTACACCCATTGGCGGACACAATTATTTCTATGTCCTCCATATGAGTGTATTCAAAGATTGATTCGATACATGGTTTAAGAAAATCATCACAGTGATTATATGTTGGTATCACCACACTATATTTCATAACAACTCCAAATTTTATTTTTTCAGTCGGTCTACTTCCTCTTTAAGTTCTTTGACGGCTTCAATCAATACAGCAATGATGTGGTTGTAAGAAACTGTTTTTGAACCATTTGAATTTTCAGAAACAACTTCTGGCAATACATGTTGAATTTCTTGAGCTATAACACCTAAAGATTGTTTCTTACTTTCTTTCATACGATAAGAAACACCACGCAATTCTAATACCTTATTTAGCGCATTACTAATGGGCTCTACATTTTCTTTGTATGCTATATCAGAAAGTGTATTGAAATCTGTAGCACTCAACTGGCCTGTAGATGGTCTGAAATAAAGTTTTGTTGAAGATGCTGTAGCTGTTTGATTTGATCCGGTTGCTGCAACAAATACTGGATAAAAATCAGCAGCTGTTGTTGTATCATTTGTTGCATTAATTGTTGTTGATGGGCCGGCAGCACCAGAATAACCGGATATACCAGAATAACCGGAGATACCTGAATAACCAGAATATCCAGAGATACCTGAATAACCGGAGTAACCACTTATACCTGAGAATCCAGAATAACCAGATACACCAGAGTAACCAGATATACCAGAATAACCGGATATACCTGAAAAACCAGATTGGCCTGCAGCACCAGAATATCCAGAAACACCTATTACACCAGCTTGGCCTGAGTAACCACTTACACCCGAAATTCCAGAATAACCGGAGATACCTG